ACACTTCACAGAGAATCGGCTTCACGAACCCCTCGTACCCAAAGAAGTTGTCGTCCCCCATCCAGAACGCTTTCGTGTCCTCCACCACCGCGACCGCGTTCCGCGACGTGATGCCGCACCCGTCCCCGAGCCGATCGAACCCGTACACGAGCGTACCACCAATGTAGCGCATCGTGTGCACGTCCTGGTCTGTCCAGATCAGTGTCTCGGAGCGCATGCGGCGCCCGCACATGATCTGTCCGTTCGTCTGCAGGTCCTTGTCCCCCGCCTGGTTCTCGGCCGTGGGTATCCAGTCGTCCAGCGTCTGCTGGTCCGGCCATTGCACACCGCGCACGTTCCCGGCCGCTCCCAGCGCCACCAGGAACCCCTCAGGCGTCACGACAATGCCCTTAGCAGTAGGCGCCCCATCCACCTCAATCAGCGTGTCCGCGACCGTGTCCCAGTAGAAAATGCGCTCGTCCCACGTGGGGCACGCGATCAAGTACTGCCCGAACGTGTCCAACTGCCATGTGGCGGCCTCGACCAGTTCCCCCTGCAAGATGTTGCCGACTCCGTACAGCCCGGCCCCGTACGCGCCGATCCCGTACCGGCCCACTGCCACGAACGTGTGCTCGTTGCCAGGGTCCAGCCCCACGATCGAAGCCTCGTCCACGGGCGTCAAGTCCGTGAGCGCACCCTCCGAGAGCACGTACAGCTTCTCGTGCGTGCCAATCGCGAGGATCGCGCGCTGGTCGTTCGCACGCCACGAGAGCATGGTGCGCGGTACGCCCGAGAGATCAACCGGCACGAGCGCGGTGTCCGCCACACCGGGACAACTGAAAAACATCTGCGTGATGTCCAACGCCATCGGGTTAGGACCGGGATCAATCCCAGTCATGACGACCCGAATACGCAATGTCGTGTAGTTGGTGATGCTGCCCGCCTCCCCCGCCGACAGCGTGAACGTGTAGTTCGCCACGGCGTCCGCCACATCCGTTACCACACTCGTGTAGCGTGTGGTGGCCCCCTCCTTCAAACTGACGACCACCGTGGGGTACGGAGGACCAGGTGGGAGGTTTGTTCCCATGCGGACCGTGATAGTGTGCAGTGTGTGGAGCACAGGGTCCGTTACAGCGCCGAGGCCGAACTCGCACGCGTCCACTTCCCCGTCACCCAACAGCGCGCGAACATAGTCGGCATCGTTCGGCGTCGCCTCGTCAATGTCCGCGAACGTACCAGAGTCCGTTAATTCAATGTTGGACGTGGGACGCGCGAACTGCGGGTTCGCTTCCTGTGCGGCCTGAATTTCCGCCGCCGTCTGCTCGCGCTCCACACCGACCCAGCCACCGACCGGCCCCAACGCCGTGCCTTCGTACCAGCGGATCAGGTGCCCGTCGTACCAGCGCCCGCGCGCCATGTACACGGTCCCGTTCCGTAGCAGGCCGGGCGGGAACTCCAATAGAAACAGATCGTCGTTCTCAGGCATCCGAGTCCGTCACCACCAACTCCATCGTCTCCTGGTCCCGCGTCGCCTGCATGAACAGAGCGTGCGCGCGTTTGGACTCCAGCACGGCCAGCTTGCGCGCGGGCCGCCCCGTGTCCTGATCCTTCACAACCCGCAGCACACCCAGCTTCATGCCGGGCAGCACGCAGCCCGTCGTGTGCTCCTCCGTGTTCCCTGGGTGCAGCAGAATGGCCGAACGCCCCGGCACCGTGATCTCCCACGTGTCGAGATCGCCCGTGAACCACTTACGGCGGCGCAACGTGTAGGTGCTGGCCGGAATCGCGAGCGCGTCGTCCTCGCACGTGAACAGCGCGAGGCCAGCGGTGCCCGTCGAAAGAACCCCGAACCGGCCATGAGAACTGCAGAGAAAGCGGGCGAGCGCCCAGCGCATCAGAGAATACTGTCGGAGCGCGGAGCGCGGTCAATCACTACGTTGTGGCCCTTGAACGCGGCCACGACGAGCGCGAGCGCGCCGATGATCTCCACCACCACCTGGAGCACCTGCACGATGTTCTCGTTCGTGACCACCGCGCCCACACCCACGTGCGCCACGACGGAACCGGCCGCGACCGCGACCGCCTTCTGCACGGCGCCCCGCCTCAGCGCAATGCGCACGAACGGCACGACACGTGTCACCGCGCGCACAATAGACCCGATGTTCATGTGATCTTCCTCCACAGCAGCCCGAGAGCCACCGACACAACAGTCAGCCCGCCCACAATGCGGTTACGCCACGCTTCCAGCGAACGAATGCGGCCCGAGTACATGTTCATGCGCTTGTCCCCGTCCTCCAGCCGCGCGTGAATCGCCTCAATCCGCTCATCCACGCGCACGAGCAGTTCATCCCGTTGCTGTTCGTTCACTCCTGGTCCCCCTCAACCGTCTCCACACAGTTCGAGTCGTCCGATTCAGTGCCGCTCTTGAAATGGCGCACGACCCAGCCGGTAACAACAGCCTGACCAGAGCCGCCCTGCACCACACCCGTATCCAACACCGAGACGCCCGGCACAACTGCGTCGTATAACGTTTCGTCCCCTGCACAGCCGTTGAGCTTTCGGTACACGCGCGTGTACGCGCTCACGTCCCCGTTCGTCCACTGGAGCCGCACGAGGTTCACACTGTGATAACTGGACGTGAGCGCGGACGGCGCTCCACTCGGGGGATCACCTGGTTCTACACCGCCGGCCCCCACGAACAGCATCAACAACTCTGATAGGATCACGACACGTCCAAGAGCGCGTTCGCGATCCAACTGGTACCACCATCGAACGAGACCATCGCGACCAAGTCCACACCGCTCGCCGTCAAACTGGGCGGTGTGCCGCTCGCCCACTGCACGGAGCCGGGCCACGTGACCGCGAACGCGCCCCCGTTCGTCAACCGGATCACAACCCCGATCACGAACGTCCCGGACGAGGGCACGTTCACGAACGAGATCGTGACGGCGCCCGTCACCGTCGCAGTAAACGCTTGCGCGCCCGCCAGGTCCAAATCCTGTGCAGTCGTAATGTTGCCGAGTGCTTCCACCAACGTGCGCGACGTGAACAGGCTCGCGAGCCCCGTCATTGTACCGCCCGCGACCGGCAACGCATCATCAGCAGTCGCCTGCGCGGCAGCCGCCGCGTCCTGTGCGGCGTCCACCTCTGTGTCTATGCTCTCTAGGTCGTCGTTCAGCTTGCCGCCCCAGGTGTTGCTCGATGCGCCCACCTCCGGCTGCACGAACTCGAACACGGTCGTCAGTGCGTCAGCCATCTCAGCCCCCGATCACCCGCCGTGGCCGCATGATGGGCGTATTGGCCGAGTGTTTTCGCCGTCGTGTGAGCGCGCCCACCTGCGCGAGCGCGCGATCGTACTTCGCCTGCCACACCGCCGCGCGGCTATCGTTCTTCAAGAACGGTTCCGCCTGCAGCAGCGCCCCATACAAGTACAGGTCCGCGTGATTCACCAGCAGCGCGTTCGGTGATGTGATCGCGAGCGGTACCAACTTCGCCACGTACTCGAACTGTGCCGTGTACGTCTTGTTCGGTTCCGGCGCGAGAATCAGTGAGAGCGTCGTCGTCGTGCCGGTTACGCTTTCCGTCATCGCCGCGTAGCGCGGGCGATCTGCAGACGTGAGCCCCAACCGCGCCCTGCGGTCCGCCAGTTCTCCAGGCGAACCCACAATCTCAATCTCTCCCTGCCGCTCCGTGTCGTCATAGTACAACTCTAGCGGCTCTCGACAGTCGGACGGCAACGCCACGACCTTGCTCGCGAGAGCGAGCGTGGTCTTGATCCGCAGTTCGATGCTAGGATCACGCGCCAGGTCCATTTCCGCAAGACGAATGAAGCCCGGTATCTCGTCCTCCAGGTCAGGCCGATTCAGAAAATGCTCGACCGCGTCCTGCAGGCCCGTGTAGGTCGTGAAATCAAAGTTCACAGGTCAGCAGCCCCCTGCCCCTGGTGCGTGGTCGGTGGTACCGTACCGGCGGCTGGCGACGTATCGGCCGCGCCCTGCCCCTGATGACTGTGCGCCGCGTAACCCCCATACTTCGTCAGGTCGGACCCTGTCCCCTGCCCCTGCTGACTGCGGTGCGCGGGAAGCGCCTGACGAGATGCACGGTTCACGAGAGGATCAACCGCACCCCCCGCGTACCACCACCAGGACTCTAGGACGTATTTCAGCCCCATCAGAGCGGCCGGAACTCGAACGTCACCGCGTCCGCCGGGGTCGCGCTGAACTGTTTCAACGCCGTCGGCATGGACGATTGCGACAGCACAGTGACGGTGGTCCCCGTCCACGACACGAGCCGCGCCTCGCCCGCAAGCGCCCCGGAAGTCAGGCGAAGCGTACCAACCCGAACATCCGTCCCGACGCTGGTGTCAACCTCGAAACCCGTGGCCGCATTCCCGGCGTCCGTCGCT